ATCATATAAAGTTGCTTTTGTTTTGTTATTGCCTTTTCTGAGGACTCTTCCAATACTTTGCAGATTTCTAATTCTGGACTTTGAAGGAGAAGCAAAAATAACATTATGGAGATTTTTAATGTTAATTCCTGTGGAGAATGTACCGTATGAGGCAACGATAATCGCATTATTTTCTCTTTCAGTAATCTCCCTTACTTTTTCTCTATCTTCTGTTGCTACACCACCATGGACAAAAAATACATGACGTTTATCATCCTTTGAGTTATTTATTAAATCGTAAAGTGGTTGTCCGTGCCCTTCAACACGGGAAAATAATATGAGCGTATTACCTTTAAGATCAAGGGCAAGGTTACGTATAAACTTGTTGCGTCGTTCATGGTTAATAATGTACTGGACTTCTTCTTCAAAGTTTTCAAATTTATGAGCAGGGTGTTTCAATAGAAGCACGTTGATATCTAACTTAGCAACATGCCCTTTCTTCATCAGTTCTTCTGTTCTGATGATTTTATAGGATGGACCAAATAATCCCTCTAATACCCATTTATGTGTCTGTGTTCCGTCCAGAGTACCTGTAAAACCGTAACGATATTTTGCATCTGAAAGTTTAGTCATTATAGATATTAGAGACTTAGATTTGAACTGGTGTGCTTCATCTCCAACAACCACATTAAATCTTGAAAAGTATTGACGGGGAAGTTTGTAGATGGACTGCCAGGTGGTGATTATCACCTGAGAATCTGTCTCTCTTTCTTTCCCCGCATAAATTTTGTGGCAATATGAACCTACGTCCCAACCATAGTCTGCAAAGTCTTTATACATCTGTTCTACAAGGGAAGTCGTCGGAACGACTATCAGAGTATTTTGTCCTTTCTCAACGTAATATCGGACAAGACTGTATATCATCAACGACTTTCCAGAAGCAGTTGGAGATATCAGCAGCTTTCTATTATGTCTTAGTGCGTCGTATACTCCCTCTACTTGGTACTCGCGTGGAGCGTACTTGCAAATAGAGTTCATATAATCTTTTACACCTTCTTTTGAGATGAAGTCATTGACCTCAAAAGGAAGACCATAGAATTTGTTATTCACAAACTCATAGGTATATTCATGATCGTCACAAAACTTTGTGAGTTTATCCAATAACCCAACATATATCTCACCAGTCTGGGTATTGAATAAACGAATCTTTCCGTCCCAGTACTTATTTCGGTACTGAGGCATAAACTTTGCGCCTGGTACATCAAAGGTAAACTGGTCTGCTAACTCATAGTAGACGTGAGGTTCTGCTTTTACCTGAAGATATACTTCATTCTTTTTTGATATAACCAAATGAGACATTCATATCAAAATCAGTTATTGTTATTTATTGATACAAAAAAGGGGTTCAACTGAACCCCGACTGAAACTTATTCCACTCAATAGCGTTTTTAATTTGAAAAGTTCTATTGGATATTGTTTTGATAATTTCCTCAAGAAACTTAAGCATAACGTCATAGTATCTGACCTTGAGATCTATTTTATTCAACCTCTCATCAGCGTCTAGATGCCTCTGTAATGCCTCTTTGTCTCTTACTTTATATGGAAATGGTTCTTCAATATAAACCTCGGCTGGTGCCTTTCCTGAGTAGTAGTTGTATCTTTCTAATTTGATCTTATGATAACTTTCTCTTGCCTTTTCTTTAAGTAATGTAATCGTGTTGTAAATTGTATAATATTTTGCATGAAGTTGTGGAATTTTTAAAGATTCATCATGCAAATTATCAGGATCAATCTGAGAGTCACGCTCCCACATTTCCTGAATTTGCTCAAGATTCATAAGCGCGTTCTTCCGTCAGAATCAAAGATATTGTAAATAGTATACTTGAATGATGCATCTGCAGTCAAGTACTCTACGTCCGTAAGAGAAGCATCAAATTCCAAAGAAGACAGAGAAACGGGGAATAAATCTTTAAATTTAACAACGGCAATCTCATTGTAATTGCTATTTAAAATTCTTAAAGATCCATCACTAAAAACTTCATTCGGATCTCTTAATCCCTGATCATCTGTAATTGCATCTTTATAGTCTTGTGTAGTTTCTGGGAATCCTAAACCAGTGATCCAGTTATGAATCGCCATATAATTTTCTAAGTTTTCATCAACCAGAAATCTAACATTAAGATCTCCGTAAAAAACTTTATCGCCAGGTACATCAATCTCTTTGAGATATGATGGTTGAACTGCTGTACCTAGAGATATTTCAGGAATTTGGGCAGAATTGCAAAAGAAAGCAACCTTTGGTTCTTTTGCTAGAGTAAATTTAAATCCTACTGGAGATAAAAAATTTCTATTGCCAATCTGATTTGCGAATGGTGTCGCCATTTTGAATTTTATTTTTATTTAGATAAAAAAAGAGGGTCCCGAAGGACCCTCTGAGAAACCTTTAGTGAAAATGGATCACATGAGGTTGTTAACGCGAACACGTCTGTAGTAACGGTTGCTGTTCTGGGTGAGGGTTCCGCCACCAGCATTAGTGCCTTGTGAGAATGGGTTCTCGACAATGCCGTAGCGGGTCTTGAAGCCAATCTTAGGCTGGAAGGTGTTCTCTCCGACAGCACGAACCATCTGGAGGGGAACATATGGGCAATAGAACAGACCAGCGTCATAAGGTGAAGTACCCTTATAACCAGCAACGTAGTACTGAGAAGCTGCACTGTTTGCAGAATAAGGATCGATATAAACACGATACTTACCAGCAAGAACACCAGCGAAGGTGTTACCAGTGTCGTCAACGTTCAGGTTAGCGTTGAGGGCTGGGGTGTAATCGAGAACACCAGCCATGGTCAGAGCGGAGGCAACGTCTGCGGAGCAGAGGATCATGTTGCCCTTTCCTCTACGAGTTCTTTGGGCGATAGCGTTTGCGTCACGCTCGATCTGGAAGATCAGACCCTTGAACTTCTCAACCGACCAACGACCGTTGGAGTCAACGTCGAGGTCGAAAGTACCAGCAGAAGCAACGTTTGCTTGAGCACCAGACTCAGCAACGTTATAGATGGTACGGATAACTTCGCGGTTGATTTCAGCGAGGATTTCAGTGCTGAGGATGTTAGCAAGCTCAGCTTCTGCATTCAGACCATGAATTGCCTTCAGGTCTTGTGCAAGCTCAAGGCTGTACTCAGCCTTCAGTGCTCTTGACTTAGCGGTAACGGTGACCTTCTCGATCGAGAATGCCATTTCATTGAACTGAGGACCGTTATCAACACCGAGATTCTCAGCGTTGTCGGTTCTCATACCTTGACCTACGTTGTAGGTGTTGTATGCTTGACCTGACTCAGGGTTCAGAAGACCTGGGTTGGTGCCTGCTTGTGCAGTAGTACCAAGACCAACGGTACCATCAGTCCATCCCTCAGTTTGAGCGAAGGTTGAACCTTGACCGGAGAATGCAGTGTCTGCTTCGTTGAAGAATGCTTCTGCACCACTCTGGTTGGTGTACTTCGAACGCATTGCGAAGATCAGTCCAGTAGGACCGTTCATTGGTTGAACGCCAGCGAGGTCATAAGCGACCAGGTTAGGCATTGAACGTCTGATCAGTGAGATCAGAACAGGATCGAAACCAGCAACTGGTGAAGATGCACCAGCAGAGAAACCTGCTTGAGCGCCAGTGTTGGTGTTGACGGTTGGGGTTTCATACAGGAACTCACGCTCTTCGCGGAGTGCCTTTTCTTGGTTCTCCAGGAGAACTGCGGTTACCATTCTACGATGCGAATCCTTGATTGAACCAAGTCCTTCGTGGTCAAGAATAGGTGCCCACTTCTCCTGCAGTTGTTCAGCATTGAACATTTGCATTTGAATTTACCTCTTTAAAAAAGTTAGTTTGAATCTTTATAATTTAAAAATCACTTTTTCGAGACTCTAGTCAGAGTCTGAAGATATGACTCCATTAAACCAGAAACTGGTTGATAATTTACGTCTACACCTTCAGAGAGATTCTCTGAATGATCTCTTTGAGTACCAGCGTTTGAAGGGAAATAAGATTCCTTCAGTTTTACCAGTTTCTCACGATAGCTAGCTTCACTATCAAACTCAACATTTTCGGCAAGAGAAGCGAGTTTTTCTTTCTGAGTAAGTGCAAGACCCTCAGCGACTTCTGCAAAAATTGCATCGGTAACCGACTCTGCTAATCTCTTATTAAGAGCAACATTTCTTTGAATTTGCTCGTTGAGTTTAGTCTCCATTTCATCAAGCTTATCTACCATACTCTCTATTACATCATATCTATCTTCAGGGATTGTTACATAATGTTCTTCAAAAAGACCCTTCATTCCAGCAAGGAATGATTCGGTCATTTCGGTCTTCAGACCGTGCTCAATTGCGAGAGTGTTCTCAGCGATCCACTCATCGGCAACATACTCAAGATAAGCGTCAAGACGCTCAGTTAATTCTGACTTAATTGATTGAATTTCTTCAACCAGTGCTGTTTCGTATTGAGCTTCGATTTGCTCTTTTACTTCAGCAACCTTTGTCTTGATAGCGGTTTCGAAAATGGTACGTGCTTTCTCTTGGAATTCCTCGGAAAGCTCCTCACCTTCGAAGAGTGCTTGAACATCTTCTTCGACGCCAAACTCTTCTTCTACTTCCTCTTCTTCAGCAATCTCTTCTTCAGCAACAACTTCGACTTCGCCTTCTGCTTCAATAGATTCTTCTTCAGCAACTTCGAGGACTTCCTCTTCTTCTGCTTCAGTTTCTTCCTTGACGCCAGCAGGCATTGGATCTGCTGCCTTAGCACCTTTAGTTACAACATCCTTAACTTGCTTAAGGGTTGCACTTGGTTCTTTGAGTTTTGCTGAATCGTCATCAGCTCTATAATTCTCAGGAGTAGGTCCGCCGAGATCTTCTACATTACCCAGTTGAGTACCGGGATCAGCCATTTTTGGCATTGGATCTGCAGACTTCGCTCCTTTGGTTACTACGTTTTCCATTTCTTGTAAATTGCTACCAACGGACATTTTTGTTTAGATTCTTATATAATCTATATTTATTTATAAATTAAAGATTTGAGAGAAATTCGTTGAAAAGGTTCAACTTATGCTCTTCAAGTCTTTTTTGATCAACAAGAGTATTAATTCTCTTCTGAGTTCTTTCTGCGAGTTGCTCACGAAGGATTCCTCCTTCCCAAACCCACTCTTTTCCTTCCATAATTCCCGAAACAAAAGCATCGGGAGCAGAAGGATCTGCGACGATATCAGCAGCAGTTGCTAACATGAAGTCTTCGCCAACAATCTTATGACCCTCATTGGTCATCTTGAGTGAACCAACACCACGAGAAGAAACTCCAAGTTGAACACCTTCACCAACGAGAGATTTGGCAATCTTACCCATTGGAGTGTCGAGGAGTTGTGCCTTTCCAATAAAATTATTTCCTTCTTGAGTTAAGGAAACAATCTTATGAGAAACACGATCGAGGTTTACAGTAGGACCATCAGGATGTCCAAGCTCACCAAGAGCACGCCCTTTCTTTACAAAATTTTCATTGTATCTTTCTACTTCACGGGAAAGGGTTTTAATAGGATACATTCTCCCATTACGGTTTGTGATATCGCCCTGAAGAAAAATGCCTTCAATAAACATTTTCTTAGCGGCACCTTTACCCTCTACAATGAATTCAACTTTTGAAATTTCTTCTGTGATTAGTTTCATTTTTCTTTAGATTGAATATGCGATTGCTTGTGCCCAAACATGAGTTGTTATTCCTGTTTGTCCATGAGCAGCATCAATTACCGCTCCATGTTCTTTTTCAAGAATAATGCTTCCTTCTGCTGGAACATATACCGTTTTTGGTGTAGATTCTGCAACAAGAATTCCAGCAGCAGTTGTATTTGTATTTACAATGTATACAAGTGTATTTGCAAGAATAGTTGCATTTCCACTTGGTCCCGCTTGAATATCCTCAGAAGCAGATACTGGTTTAATGATCATTATTCTTCCTCTTGTGTTTCTTCTGATTCACTAGAAAACATGGAATTTGCAACCATTGGTCTTAAACCATCGATTCTTTCCGATGCTTTTGAAAACAGAGCATTTTTAATATTGTCTGTAATTTCGGCAGCAGAAGAATCCGTTGCAATCAAATCGATAATATTATCCATAAAAATTTATATATCAGTATACTTTATTTATATCTCTGCCTTTTTGGTGTCTTTTTGAAATTGTGCTTCAACTTCTTGAGCATCAACTTCTGGCTCCATTGGGACTTCTCCCATCATCCCCATCTCACCACCTTCTGGTGGAAGTGCTTCTCCAGTAATTGGATCAACGGCACTTGGATCTGGGATAATTCCATCAGCAATTTCTTTTTCGATTTGCTCATCGATTTCAATCATTTCTGCATCAGTTTGTCTCAGAATTTTACTTCTAACATACTGTACAGAATAGTATTTTCCAATATATGGTTCAATAGTTGCTAGTGTTCCAAGCCTTTCATTAATCAACTCAGACTCTTTCAACTCTGCGAACTGATTATCATATAAGAAATCATACTGAATATGATCACTTATTCTTTCCCAATCTTCTGGGGTTACAATGTTTTTAAGAATAAGTTGTGTTTTTAACATGTCTGTGAACATGTTTGCAAAACGCTTTCTCAGACGACCAACAAACTTAGCAAACTTAAGTTCATCTCTCAAAATCTCAGAAGAACGACCAAGGTTGAAACCACCATCGGCAGCAATTCTTGACTCTGGAACTCCGAGTGCTCTGTAAAGTTTCTTTTGGAAATACTCAATATCTGCAAGTTCTCCAAGGTTTTGTCCACCAGGAAGTGTGGTGATTTCTGTACCACGACCACCTTCACGGCGAGGTAACCAGAAATCCTCAAGCATACTCATGAACTTTTTATCGTCACGAACCTCACCAGTTGAAGCATCATAAACAAGTTTATTGCGATAACGCATCATAACGTCACGCAAATATTGTTCTGCTTTTACTTTAGGAAGATTACCAACATCAATGTAGAAAATTCTTCTTTCAGGAGCACGAGATAATCTATAGATTACCAGAGAATCCTCAATCATACGAAGTTGATTGAGTGCTTTAATTGCTTTGTGAAGATAAGAAAGTACAGATCCCTTATTGCGATCTATGAGACCCGAACTACAATATGTTACAGAATCTTTAGCAATTTTAATCTGTTTCTTTGCATTAGCACCAGAAAGAGATGTTGGATATTGTGGAGATGGTGAATACATGAAGTATTCTTCTATCTCTGGTTGAAGTGCTTTAATATCGTTATCATTATTATTTGCAAAGATATTGTTCTTGTTCGCTTTCTTTTCTTGACGAACAAATCTCATTTTCATTGGATCAATATATCTCAGATCTTTGATTCCTTCCTGAGGTTTATTGACATCAATTACTTTCAAGTAAAATAGTCTGCCGTCAATGTACCAATTTCTAAAAATTTCATGTGATTTTCTATCAAAATCCAATAATTCTTTAATATATTTGAATTCAGATCTAATTGCTTGTTTTAATTTATCACTAGCATTTAAGTTAGATAATTCAATCTCTACAGGAGAATCATACAAATCACTAACGATTGCTTCATTTACAACATCCTCAATGGCTCCATCACACTCTGGATGAAGAGCCATTTCACGATATCTTTTAATTAGATCATGCTCTGTTCTATATACGCCTTCAATATCTACATACTGCCCATAAAATCCACTAGCAATAAAATTATCAACCCCGTCCTCGTTATTTGGAGGAACGGGGGATAATATTGATTTGGATTTTTGATCTGAATCTTCAATTGAAAAACCAAAAAGTTTTGCCATTTTATAGTTTTAACTGTCTTTTCTATATTTAGCTGATGTCTTCTCCACCAGCTCCGGCACCACTGCCCTTAATTGCTTCCCACCAATGAACTTGCATCTCTACAGTAAACTCTTGAATAGTATCTGTAGTATCGTATGAAAGATCAATTGCAGAAATATTAGTTGGGAACAGATCATAGAAATGATAAGTTCTCAGTGTCTGACCATTACGATCCAACTGATGAACATAAGCATCTGCCTGATAAGTGGCTGGATCATTAAGACCAGTGTTATCGGAGAGTTTGTTGATTGCATTCATCCACTTTTCGAAAGCAGAACGAATAGCAAAATCAGTGTCGTTAAGGACAGTGATTGTCCAAGTATCAAAGGTTCTGTCTCCAGCAATCTTCAGGATTCTTCCTCTGAAAGGAATATCAATTGGAGTAATGTTTGATGCTGGAAGAGCAGCTGCCTTGACCAGGAATCTTGCCTTGTCTAAAACGTTGGAGTCTGCTGGTGCTGAATCTGGGAATGCAAGAACAACTTCAAACAGATTAGGGCGAGCACCACCACCAGTTAACTTACTCTTGAAATCAGTAATCTTTCTTAGTGGAGGTGTATTTAATTGAGTTCTAGTAGCCATTGTTTTTTTAACCTCTTAATTAAATTAGAATGTGCCGATTACTTCTTCAAATGAGACACCAGTTCTGGTGGCTATGAAGGTCAGACCAATGTAGTTGATTGATCTTGCTGGTTTGATGTAGATGTCTGCAACAAACTCATTGTTATCAATCACAGCAGCAGTGTTATTTGTTTCGTCACAAACAAGAACATAATCAAAGATTCCTCTCTTCGCTTGAACATCACGTAAGAATGGTTCAACTGCGTTTACAAAGTTTGTTCTTGTAACTTCGTCGTTGAACTCAAAGAGTTGATCCTTAGCAGCTGCTTCGATAGCATTTTCAAGATAGATGAACAGTCTTCTAACATTGATTCTGTCGAATGCAGATGCCTTCGCAAGTCCAGTCTTATCACCAAACAGAACAATTCCAGAACCAGGTGAGAAGATAACTGGGTTAATTCTGTTGCTATAAAGTCTATCTCTTTGAACTTTAGAAGGATTGTATGCTAGTTTAACAGCATTCAGGATAGCACCTCTTGTAGTACCAGCTGGTGAGTACCAAGCAAAGTTATTAACATCATTGCGAGCACAAATACCAGCAATGTCTGAGTTCAGAGGAACATATCTGAAAGTATTTGCAAATCTATCATACATGTACTTATAACCACTATCAAATACTGCATAAGATGATGATGCAATAGCAGAGTAGAATGAAATTACGTTATCTGTGATTGTAGCATCGCTGCTAACAGTCACTGTTCCTACCGAACTATCAGCGATAAATGCACCTCTGTATGGTGAAATAAATGCTAAGCAATCCTTTCTAATTTCGGCAACAGAGATCAGTTTATTTGCTAATGCCTGAGCATTTTCTTTATCATAATTTGCAGATCCCATGATCAGGAAGTCTGCTTGATAGTTATCGGAATTCTCAAAAAGACCGTATGCTGTAGAAAGATCGGAAAGTGATGATGTGAATGCTCCAGATGAACTGGTATCAGATCCACCATCGTAGTTTAAACCACCAGCAAGTGTCAGTGTGTTAGATCCAGTTGCTGCGAAAATGATTCCGTTTGCGTCTTGATCCCAACCAACATCCGTTGCTAATGTTGTTCCAGAGGAGAATCCAGTTGTTGTAATTCCTGCAGGTGCAGATCCGCCAAAGATATATGATGAGTTGTTAGCGAGATACTTTCTCCAGTAGGATGGAGATCCTACAGAATACTCACCATCTTTTGCTTTGGAAAGACCCAAATGCTTCTCAAGGATTGTTCCTGCATTTCCAGTTACTTCTCCGAGAGCATCGATAACAACAACATGAAGTTCGTCAAATCTAGAACCTCTAGCAGCAGCATATGCTGATGTTTCTGGTCTATTAGCGATCGTATTCCAGTAAATAGTGGAAGAATTGCTAACACTAATCGTTTGTTGGTCGAACCAATCTAATTGCGATCCTGCTGTAGCTGTTAAAATACCAACACCAGCATTGGTTGAAACTGTTACATTTCCAGATGTTCCAAATGCATATGTTCCTGATGGTTGATAATCAACGCTAGTTACTGTTCCGCCAGTGGATACATGGGAAAGAACCTTAACATCAATTGTTGATGCTCCAACTCCAGTAACAACTCCTCTCAGATATCCAGTAGCAAGTGAAGTTGAACCAGTTCCAATAACAACACCTGTTAATGCCTGTGTTACAGCATAACCAACTTGAACACCTGATGTTGCAATTCCACCGAGAGATTGATCTGCTTTGGCGTCAACGAGTGCTACCTTGATTCCGTTTGCCCATGAACCAGGGTTTCTAGCAACAACAGTTACATCAGTAATTGCATTTTCATCATACTGAAGATTGTTGTAATCTTCTAAACTCTTAACCTTAATGTTCGCTGCTGCACCAGCAAAAGCATTTTTGAGGCTAGAATCGTCTGTTCTAACAACGTTAAGAACTCCACCATATGCGAGATATGATGATGCAGACATCCAGTGCTCATAATGCTTATCGGTCGAATAAGGTTGACCAAAAGCTTCAATTAAGTCCTTTTCCGTTTCTACGAGAGTTGGAACATTTACAGGTCCTTTCTCAAAAGGTGCTGCAATAGCTCCAACTTTATTTGAGGTTGGATTAACTCTACCTACTGTTAAATCCGCCTCCCTAACTATAATCCCAGGAGATGCTAAATTTAGCGCCATCGTGTTCCCCTATGTCCAGAATGAATCTAAAAATATTTATTAAAAGCGATGTTTTCAACGGGGAAACAGTGCATGAACACCTTACCAGTCAGGATATTCCCACTTTCCACAATCTATTTTTCTTGTACTAAGGACTCTCCTTTTTGTACATTCCTTACATTCATAAGAATATGAAGAAGATAGAGTAGAATTTTTTCTAGTTCTATAATATTCTTCCATTAAATTTTTTCTGACGTTGCAGATTCTGCAAATACGCTCAGAAAGAAAAAGGTGTTCTAATTCAAACTGATCATCCAAGTCCATTACTTATAATCCCACATGTAGGACATATCACCATATTCATCAGTATACCAGCGATCACCTTCAGAATCAATGAAGGAACCTGCATCATTCACCCCATCAAGGATAAATCCAAATGGAGCCATATCTTGTTCGATTTGATTTTTCTGTTCCTCATAAATTCTCTTACGGACATCATTATCCGTCATCTCTTTAAAATAATCCTGAGCAACTAACCAAGAGAAAATGACTAAACACATTGCTAAGTCATCATTACACCCTTCTTCTGCCTCAAAGGAATTGTGACGTTGAGCAAATGTTGTTAGTTCGGATATGATTTCATAATCAACGGTGAGTAACTTATCATCTTCAAGGAGAGTCTTTAAGTTCGAACATCCCAACTTTTTGACTGCTGCAGTCATTCTCACGCCAAGTTGAGACTTCTTACCACTAAATCCAGATCCTACAATTTGTCCGGCACGACCACGCATCGCACACATAAGAACGTTTTCATACTCCAGATCAAAATGAAGAATATTTGCTACTTGATCCCCAATATCGTTCACTTCAATTAATAACCAAGCATCATTATATCCCTTCGCAACATCATGTATAATGCTTGGGAACAACATTGGTTTTATTTCATTGTTTCGATATTTTGCTACTACCTTGTATGGAAACTCGGTAATATCAAAAACAATGAATGCCGAATAGTCGTTGCCTAATCCGCGAGCAACGTCTACCGTAATTAGATAATTATGCTCTTCCTTTGGATTCTCATAGATGTCTAGTCCGGCATTTCTCTTAATCGGACTTTCATATACAAGATTCCTAAGTTTTGCTGGATTGATAAGAGTGTTGACTGAACCTAAGAATTCGCACTCAAACTCAACCTTGAACTGCTGCTCTGAGGTGTTAGCAATGGTCTGTTCCTTCCATGCTTCATCTCTACCAGGAACTTCGGACCAGTGAACATCCGTTGGAGTGTATTCATTTTTACCTCTCTCCGCATCATGCCACATGCGGTAGAAGTGATTCATACCCCTAGGGGTAGAAACTATGATGACCTTTGTGCTCTGTCCAGAAGAAATAGTAGGATAAACAGAGGCAAAGAAGTCATCAGCAATGTGATTCGGGATGAACGCGAACTCGTCAAGAAAGATGACATTATAGGATCCGCCTCGGACAGCAGATGACGAAGTAGAGTTAGACGAAATTTTGGAGCCATTTTCTAATTCCAGACTACCTTTGTTCCATGATATGATACCCTGTTGCATCCACTTCGGCAAGTTTTCGTATGCAAGTTGTAACCTACCAAGAAGATCTCTAGCAGTGGATGCCTTGTTTGCTAGGATGGCGATGTTAACATTATCGTTAAAAACAGCGTAGTGCAGAAGATATGATACACAAGTAGTAGACTTACCAGTCTGACGTGGCATCTTACAAATATTAAATCTGTTATCATGGAAATTCTGGATAAGTTTTTCCTGAAACGGATACATACTGAAAGGTACAAGACCATGATCAAGAGAAACGATCTTGATATAGTTCCTGGCAAAATAAACTGGGTCTTCTTTACACTTCAAGAATTCAAGGATTTGATCCTCTGTAAACTCAATCTGTGTATTCGCTTTCTTTAGATTAGGATTACCAAGATAAACTTCACTCATAACAAAACTCCTTTTTAATCTTCGATAAATGTTACTCCACAAGAAGCAGATTGCATAACTGCTGAAGATTCAACAGCAACCGCAAACTTCATTTGAGGTGGTAATGCTAG